GATGCCGCGGCGAGCGCAAGAAAATATCGCGCATCTTCTCCGGTATTTCTTTTCACCGATGACATCTCTGGCACAAGTGGATTGATTGTCAAAGTTGATGAAGATGGTGATGGGGTATTTGAGACCACATTCACTTTAGACTCCGATTATGTGATGGATCCGCTAACCGCGCCATCCTTAAATCGACCTTTTACACAAATCACAATTGTCTCCAATATCAACACTTTCCCAATCTTTCCCGGTCTCTTTTCAAATGGCTTGAGACCCGGCATTGAAGTGACCGCCAAATGGGGATGGCCGGCCGTACCCGATGACATTGAAACAGCTTGTCTTATCTTGACCGCCGATCTTTACAAGCGCAAAGACTCTCCCGGCGGTGTGCTTGGCCTTGGTGATCTTGGTGCAATAAGAATGAGCCCATTGGGTCGAGATATCACCGCCATGGTCAGGGCTTACAAGAGGGAGACCTTGGCATGAGCATGGTGCCTTCAAATGTGCGCAATGGTCTCAAAACAAATTTGACCACGATCACCGGCCTTCGATGCTTTGACATCATCCCGGATTCGGTGCCATTGCCGGCGGCCGTAGTAGGACAATTGGATTTGGTTTTTGATACTTCAATGGCGCGTGGATTAGACACGGCCGAAATTGAAATCTTGCTCATCGTCGGCCGGATGAGTGAGCGAGCAGGGCAAAACAAGCTCGATGGGTATTTGGCCGGATCGGGTTCTTCTTCGATAAAAGCCGCGATCGAAGCAGACAAAACACTAGGCGGAGCATGTTCAACCTTGCGAGTCACGACCGCGACCGCAGGAACGATCACAAATGCTGGAGCCGATATGCTCGCATATCGATATCAAGTTGAAGTGATCGGCTAACGAAAGGAAAAATATGGCCATATTCATGGGAAATCAGGTCGCCGTCATAGTTGGCACGACCACGATTTCTACTTTTGTCTCATCGGTGGCACTCAATCGAGAAGTTGAAGCCGTCGAAATTACAAGCATGACCAACACTTCAAGAAATTATATTGGCGGTCTTGAGGCGAGTTCTTTGTCTCTTGAGCTCTTTAATGATTTCGCCGCCGCAAGTGTGAACTCACTTTTTGAGGATGCACTCGGCACAAAATTAAATATCAAATTGATTCCGGTCACCGGCACAGTCACCGCGACAAATCCGTCTTATTCCATGTCATGCTACATAGGGTCTTGGCAACCGATTTCGGCCACGCCAGATTCTCCAAGCACGGCATCGGTCACTTTTCCCGTGACGGCATTGACCAAGGCGACAAGCTAATCCACAAAAAAGAAGGAAGGGATCTATATGTGGCAAGTTGAAGTGATCTATCTTGATGGCTCCGCAAAAAAGTATGACATCTCGGCCGCATCAAAAGCGGCATTTGAGTCAAACTTTCAATGCGGATTTGTCAAGCGTATTGCCGAGGAGCAAAGAGAGAGTGATCTCTATTGGGTCGCTCACTTCTTAGCAAAAGCCAAAGGTGAAACTCCATTGGATTTTGATAAGTGGCTCGAGACAATCGAGGATGTGAATTTTGATGCGAACGCAAAAAATGGATTGACCGTCACGGAGAGCTCTACGAAATAGCGACCGTGGCGGTCTTGACCGGCATCGCACCAAATGCACTTCTTGAATGTGATCCGGCAATATATTCTTCAATAAAGAATATATTGCGAGAGCGTATGCAAGTGAAAAAGGCTCCAAGAGTTAGGAGAAGATAGTGGCAGACAAGGCGATCTTTGTGCCCGATTACAAGCAACTATTGAAAGACCTTAAAACTTTGAGCCCGGATCTTCAAAAAGATTTTCTTAAATCTCTAAAGCGTGTCATCCGGCCGGTGCAACGCACCGCTCGCGGCTTTGTGCCGGGTGATCCTGCCTTGAGTGGATGGCGCACCGTTGAGCCTACCTATACAAGCTCGCGATGGGTCGATGACACAATACACCGCGGCCGTGCTTCAAATGTGCGTTGGGTATGGGATTCGGCAAAGATGCGCAAAGGCATCAAGATATCAACATCCAAATCGAGCCAAGAAAGAGCTCCCGGCGGCGGCTTAAATAAAGTGAATGCAATTGCTTTGAGCAATAAATCGGTGCCCGGAATTATTTATGAATTAGCCGAGCCCGATACACCTCGCAAAGGTGCAGACATGAAATCAAGAAATCCAAATGCGCCCGATGATTTTCGGCGTGGCATTACCAAAAAGGGTGATCACGGTCATCGCCCACGCTTGATCTACAAGGCCGCACGGATTCACGGAGACAAAGTGCAAGATGAAATTCAAGATGTGCTTGACAAAAAACTTTTTGCCTTTGTTAGGCGCGGTGATTAGATGGCTCTGACTCGCGATGTCGTAGTTCAATTTATTACCAAGTTGAATGACAAGGGAATTAAAAGCGCAACAAAGTCCACCGAGAAATTTGGCGGTGTCCTTGGTGCAATCTCCAAGACCGGAATTGCGGCATATGCGGCTCTTTCAGCGGCATCGATTAAGTTCGCGCAAGTCTCGGTCAAAAATGCGCTCGCCGATGAAAAAGCACAAAGGATTCTTTCGCTCTCACTTAAAAATTCTGCCGGTGCATCCGAAGCGGTAGTGACCGCGGCTGAAAGCCAAATTGACAAGATGCAACGCTTGACGGGCGTGTCGGATGACCAGCTTAGGCCGGCCTTATCTCGGATTGTGAGAAGTACCTCGGAAGTCACGACGGCTTTTGATCTTCTTGACATTTCGGTCAATATCGCAAAAGCCACACAAAAAGATTTGGGAAGCGTTGCAAATGCGGTCTCCAAAGCGGTCGATGGCAATTTTGTATCGTTGCAAAAATTAGGTGTCGGACTTGATAAAGAGACTCTCGCGACAAAGGACTTCAACAAAATTTTTGGTGAGCTTCGCCGCAACTTTGCCGGCTTTGCCGCCGCCGAAGCCGATACCGTCGAAGGCAAAATTGCAAGATTAAAAGTAGCCGCCGACGAAGCAAGTGAGGTCATTGGCGGAGCACTCATTGAATCATTCACTAAATTTGCTTCAAGTGAAGGTGGCATCGAAGGCGCAACCAAAAAGATGGATGGCTTTGCCGCCGAATTGAGCAAGATCATTACGGGCATTGGCGAACTTGGCGCGACCACAAATAAATTTGTAACCAAAACAAATAAGCTTTTAGGCATTCAAATTGATTTGTATGCGTATGAATTGATCCCGATTGTCGGTAGATATATTAAAGCTCTAAGAGATGCAGGTGAAGCCGCTCAAACGGCCGCATCAATAGAATTAAGCAATCTTCGACAAGTTACATCGGCACGCAATGCGGAAAGGCAAGCCGAGGTCGATCGCAAAAAAGCACTTGATGATTTTGTCAAAGGATTAAAGGCCGAAGAAGCAAAGCAAAGAGCCGCCGCCAAAGCCGCCGCCGATCGTGCTAAGCAAGAAAAACTTGCGGCATTGGAAAAAGCAAAAAGCCAAAGAGATGAATTTTTGCGCAAGCAATTGGCAAAGCAATTTGACACAGATGCCATTGGCTTGCAAGTGGCATTGAGTCGCAAGTTATCCGATGAAGATAAGACAAGAGTCAATGCGTTGATCGCACTTCAAGAAGATGATGTCACCAAGCAAATGAAAGCTTTGGCAGAATTGAACAATCTTTACACGGCGCACTATGCCAAAAGAATTGCAGATCTTGGCAAAGTAACCGCCGCAACCAAAGAAGCAAATGATGCGGCTTTTGCCGGCTTTATTACTCCAAGACCTACCGGCACAAGCGTGGCCGAAGATACGACAAGACCAACGCCGTCAATGGCTTCTATACCTTCGGATCTTTCATACATTGCAGACTTTTCAAAAGCCATCACAAGCATGACACCGGAGCAATTTGACAAGTTCAATTTTGGAATGGGTGCCGGCAATTTAGGCGCGACCGAATCTCTTGCCGCTTTTGATTACACCGCCGAGAGCTTCACGGGCGGCTCTAGTGCTCCAAATGTATATGTCACCGTTGAAGGCTCTGTCCTAACTCAAGGACAAGACCTTGGATTTTACATTGCGAATTTGATTGGTGACCTTAATCGTCAAGGCAATCCGGTCACACTTGGGAATCTAGGTCGATAGTGGGCGCGGTCTTATCGGTCACAATTGATTTCTCAAATGGAGCGGTCTTTGATCCCGCTCTTGTGATTGGTGACCCTTCGACTCCACTAGGCACCGGAGTCTTTGCCGATGCCGCAAATGAGATTGTTGATGTCTCTGAATATGTATTGAAGGCACAAGTGCGAAGGGCTTACAACCGCAACCAAGACTCATTTGTGGGGGGCTCTGCGACATTGCGCTTGGTCGATGAGACCGGGCTTTTCAATCCCGAAAATACTTCGGGCGTGCTATTCGGTAAGATATTGCCGCTTCGCAAGATACGCTTTTCCGGCACTTATGCCGGGAATTCATATGCGGTCTTTTCCGGATACATTCAATCTTGGAATTACCAATCGCCATCGGGCTTTGATCCGGCATTTGTGGACATCGTTGCCGTGGATGGATTTCAATTGCTCAATCTCACAACACTTGGCACTTTTGCAACCGGCACCGCCGGGCAGACCACCGCGCAAAGGATTTCGGCTTTGCTTGATGCGGCGAATTGGCCGGGTGGCATGAGGGATATTTCGAACACCGCGACCACGACTTGCCAAGCCGATCCGCAGACCGCCGGAAGAAGTGCGCTCGCCGCTATTCAATTGATCGAGCAGACCGAGCTCGGCTCTTTCCTATTTGACGAATTTGGCTTTGCCAACTTTTATTCTCGAGCAGATATCGCCGATGCTCAAGCCGGCACTCCAACAATTTTTAGCGATTCCGGCGGTGGGATTTCATATGAAAAAGTATCTTTTGATTTGTCTGACACCGGCTTGGTCAATTATGCATCGGTGACCCGAAGCGGTGGCACGGCTCAACTTGATTTTGATCAAGATTCGATTGATAAGTATTACAGCCATTCGAGAATCCGATCTGGCTTGCTTATGCAAAGCGATACCGATGCATCAAATCAAGCCAAGATGATTGTTGCATCTCGCAAAGAAATCTCAGATCAATTGCGAATGCAAGCACTTTTGATTGATGCCTTTGATGATGATGACCCGGCGCGTATTGTTGCCGCACTTGACCTTGATATTTACTCACCCATCACCGTGAGTCAAACCTTGCCGGGTGGCACGGTGACAAGCAATCTTGTCATTCAAGGCACCAATCACACGATCACGCCGCAATCATGGTTCACCGAATTTTTAGTGGGTCAATCCTTTGTTGCAAATGTCATGGTGATTGGCTCCACGACTCAAGGAGTGCTCGGCACAAATGTATTCGCATATTGACAAAGACAAATGTATCCTTATGACAAGTGAAAGAAGGTAGAAGATGCCAACAAATTTTCCCGCCGTTACGGGGCAAGTGGTCACCGCAGATTTCGCGAATCAGCTCGTTGCCTTCTCGGTGACAACCGAGAGCGGTGCAACTTATACGATCGACAATGATGATCTTTATCAAGTATTCATCCAGACAAGTAACGCAAGCACAAAGACCGTGACAATTGCACCCGATAGCACACTCACGCAAGCGGTGGTCGGTTCGGCGGTGACCTTCTGCAATACGGGCGCGGGCTTACTAACTTTTCAAGCGGGCGTGGGTGTGACGATAACTTCTGCGGGAGCCGTATCAGCCGCCCCTACTTTGGCCACGCACAAGGTCGCTCAATGCGTGCGAGTCTCGGCGAATACTTGGCGCATATTTGGCGGGATTGCATAAATGATCGGAGCAATATCGGCCGGTTTAATTGGCACTACGCCGCCTTTACCTTCACCTTCTGCCGTAGAGGTATTAGTTGTTGCCGGCGGCGGCGGCGGAGGAAATGATATCGGCGGCGGCGGCGGAGCTGGCGGATATTCAAAAGGCGCAAGCATTTCTGTTACAAGTGGCACAAATTATGCAATAGTCATTGGCGCTGGTGGGGCGGGTTCATCATCACCAACAAACGGTGAAAACTCTTCCTTTAATTCGATCATTTCAAACGGCGGAGGAAAAGGCGGCGGAGGCTTATCTGGAGCGGGTTCTGTTGGTGGCTCTGGAGGTGGAGATCATCGAAACGGTGTTGGATATGCGGCTAATCAAGGTAACACAGGCGGCGCAACCGGTTTTGGATTTGCAGGTGGTGCTTTTATAGGTGGTTCTTCAGGGGTAGCGGCTAATGGTGGTGGTGGTGGATCGGGTGCTGTGGGTGCGGCAGGTGTCAGCGGAACAGCCGGAAACGGTGGAATTGGAAAACAAGACAGCGTATCTGGAACGGCGACTTATTATGCCGGAGGCGGCGGCGGTGGATCGTGGGATGGTGCTAACGGAACGGGTGGAAATGGTGGGGGTGGAAATAGCGGAAACCCCGGAACAGCGGGAGGGACTAACTCAGGCGGCGGAGGCGGATCGGGTGGAGGCCCCCGTAATGCACAAGGCGCGGCAGGTGGATCTGGAATTATTATTATCGCTTACGCGGATACCTTCAAAGAAGCGACCCTTACAAACTTGACTTACACACAGCCAACTCGAAGCGGTTATCGTGTTTATTCGATTACGGCTTCCTCTAGTGGAACGATTACCTTCTAATGGCTCATCACGCAAAAATTGAAAACGGAATTGTTACTCAAGTAATTGTTACTTGCGATTCGGATGAAGATACTTTTGCAGATCGCATGTTGGCTGAAACCGGCGAGACTTGGATTCGCACGAGCTACAACGCGGCAACAAATGGATTTCGAAAAAATTATGCCGGAATCGGTTACACATTTGATCCC